TGGGCGCTTTTGATTTTCTCCCTCTTGGTCCTAATTTATTTTCTGCCATAATCTACCTTTAATCTCGACTGATATACAAAACGAGAATTCTCGTATCGATATACGATATAAATCATTTCACCGAACTTTGTAAACTCATATACTTCGCAGTCATGTTCAATAATAATATGTTTCATCCGATTCAATAATTGACGAACAATAGTCATTGCATAAGGTTTTATGCCGTAGCCTTGTTTATCTTGCAACGAACAAAACAGTAAAAAACGACGTTCTAGCGAAGTCATTTATTCCACTTTGAATTCATCACAAAGATCCAGCATTCTTGGCGGAGCACTGAGATCGATTGGTCGAACTATACAATTTCGGTTAATTTCATTCTTTTGTAAATCTTCTTTAATTTCATTCAAATCAGAGATCCAGATATCATTTGATGATGTATCATATACGAAATAAATATCGGACGCTTCCGATTTATAGAAATCTTCAGTTTGAAACCAAATCATTTTACGATATTTTTGAAATTGATCTTCTTCGTTCTTAATTAAGTCAATTTCAGTTCCATCAGTTTTAGATAAAAAATCACTGTGCCACTTAATACTAGGATCTTTCTTTTCAGCAAAAAAAGTACAAATCGCTCGGTGTGGGGCGGCGGCAAGTGATACTATATCACCTTTTCCATCACGTGAGAACATGCTGTGGAGTCCTCCTTTAGTAAGGATATACACAACTGGGCCATTTTTACAAACGCCAGCAAGTTTCTTTTCTTGAATTTGATTAGCTGCTATATTCATTCGTCTTTACCTACAACTTTTCTGATAGCAAGTTTAATACGATCCATGGGATTATCTAAATCAAGATTCAATCGATCATCTGGCTTGGTACCACTATCGGGTACGGCTGATACTGCACGTAAATCATCATACTGCTTCATAGTATTTGAAATAGTATCTTGCTCTTTGTCTTCGCGAGCTTTGATCCATTGTTTCAATCGTGGAGCAAAATCAGCTGCTTCACTTTTAAGGATCTGGAACGGTTGTTTAGGGGTTAGTGTTTTTGCTGGCTGTAACGGAAATCCAAACGATGCTGGTCTCAATCCGCGAGGTGACTTACCTTGCTGTAATTTATGGTAGTCTTGCACATAACTATTATTTAATTTATCTGCGCCGATATCGTTCGGTGATAAATTATGGCCAAATTTCCAAGAATATGCACATTTCAGTTTATCGCCGCATTGCTTCTTATTTACGAATTTAGCCAGAGTACGGGCAATATGTAATTCAATGCCCGGATTTAATTGTAAATATTTAGACATTTGGGTATCATTCATGCTGCCAAGACGCTCTAAATCTGGATGCCCCCAGTGGCCTTTATTTCGATTATGCATTTCACGGATAGTGTTGGGCAATAATGCCCACCTACCAATAGCTGTCTGTCCGGCTTGTGGACCGGAGGTGATTTTTTTATGCTGGGTATTCTTGCCGCCGCTTGTTTCGAGTTGCATGGTGTTATGTAAAAAAGCATCTTCTGGTTGACTGCCCCACGGCTCTGGTTCAAACGTTGTACGCATATCTGCAGTTTTTGGTGCGGAATGAGTTAAATAAGAAGTCGCTTTTGATGGGCTCTGAACTTTTAACCCCTGAGCAGCACTAGGATTAGCAAACATTGCCGCCATTCCTAATCCGATTGCAGCATTCTTTAAGCTTTTATTAAGTTCCTGATTATTGAAATAACTTTTATATACCAACTCATCAACAAGATTTTGAATATCTTGTGTAGAGGTATGGCTGTTTGTCAGTACTATAGAATATAGTGATTCGGATTTAGCTAACGATTTGGTTGCCTCTTGGATTGATTGATTAATAGCTAAATTAATAGTATAATCTGCTGGGCTCATTCCTAATTGGTTGGCATATGTAGCCAATAACGGTGATACTTGATCATTAATCGCCTGAACTATTAATGTCTGACTCGTTACAGGCAATGTGCTGAAGTAGTCGGCGATAGTTTTTTGAATTGTAATATTATCTTTTGGGGTCATGATTATTTCCCCTCTTAGACGCTCGTCATGAAGAACCGTTGTGAGTAATTAGTCTTCAGTGATTTTAAAAGTTTATCGTAATCAGCTTCTAGTTGTTTACGTTTATTTGCTAGCAAAGTAAAAAGATTATCATTCACGCTTTGACTTAAACCGTCAACACCTAACGATTGAGAGCTTACGCGAAACATTGGAATTAAATTATCTAAAGCAAGCATTGCTGCCTTCATTCCCAGTAATTCGTTAAAACTAACAGGAATCATGCCGGTTTTTTCGCATCCAACTCCGCACAGTACTTCAATATTCCAAAAGCCCGGAATAAAAGACATCTGTCCAAGAAAATGGGTGATCGGTGTTGCACCTGCAGTACCAAATTCAGCGGCTGCCCCTACCGGCGAAAATGCTGGTGAAAACGGGTTAATATTTAATACCCCTCTAGTAGCATTCGCCATATCTACCCATTCGTTAGGCATAGTATAAAGTTTCAAACCATTCGGAAATTGTTCATTCTGGTCAGGTGTATCTGCATAATTTGCAGCAGAAATAGAAATACTAATAACTTTACGAATCGGCTTATGTGGAATTTCCAAGTGAATATAATGTGTGTAATCTTTGCTATGAAACGGCTGGCGTGTTCTTTTAACTCGCGGCTGAATATCAATTTTTGATTCCGTTTCCACAAGATTGATAGCGCGTTTAACGTACTTATCCAACATACGATCAGTTAATTTTTCACCTGTTAATGGAGCAGTCATCGGTACGCCGAAAAGAAAATTCTCGCGCACATCCCTGCCATTGTAAATAGGCTCCATTGTCTCAAATGATTGCGCTGAGTCAATGGTACCTTCGGGTGATACGGCATAAATGCCTTTTTTTGCTTTACTTAAATCTGCCATGTAACTTTAACAGAAAAATCTGTCCTTTGAATTAATGTCTTGTTGTGTAATATCAGATAAACGTTCTGCGTAAAATGTATTCACGCCGTCGTTAAATTTAACCGACATGGAATTTTGTGCGATACTTTCGTCAGCTGCTAAGGTAACAGAAAAAATAGAGGTATCTTGGGTTGGGTATGGTTGAGATGCTGGGCGGTCGGTAATTGCAGCTGCATCATCAATACTCGCAAAAGAAACGTAAGCTTGGGTTCCAGCGGCTGGAATGAATCGCAAGGTGTCATGGTCGATATCACCGGAATTACCTTTGATTGTTACCAATCTAAAGTAAATGGTCGTGAGGTTCCCGTTGATAATATTGAGGTTTTCAGTTTTATCAAAGGAATTTACATTATAAACATTATCTAAGAGTATGAAACCGTAGCGCATTCGTACTTCCAATCCTTAGAAAATATTAGGCTTTTCTCTTTTTCTTGGATAGTGGCTTTGGGACAGTTTTAACGATAGCTAAGGTAGATGGAGAATGCTGCGTCACAACACGTGGAATTGCAATTTGATCGATGATACCCCAATTAAGAGCTTCTTGTGGTGTCAGAAACCAATCACTATTACCCCGCGCATGCATTTCATTCTCAATCTCTTTGACTGTATTATCGGTATCATGCGCGAAATTTCTAATCAATAATTTATTAATCTGGGTCGTATTAAGTGATGATGTTTCCAGATCAGTGGCCTTCCCGTGATGCATCGTACTAACTTCATGAAACATTAAGGATGAATTAGGTGCCGCAAAACGATATCCCTTTGTGCCAGACGCTAACAGGCAAATGCCAGCTGACATCGCTTTACCCAGTGCCAAGGTGGATACAGGCTTATGGGATGACTTAATCAAATCTCTCATGGAGTTCATTATGGCCACATCACCACCATAACTGCTTACAATTATTGAGATAATTGAAATAGATGGGTCATTTTCTAATTCCATGAATTTTTCGTAAAAATCTTCTAAACCTTCATCATCAAAATGAGTTACCCAGATTTGATCAGAGTCATTTGGTGGTTTCCGCATTTGTCTTGGTCTACTCATAGTTTCTCCCTGCACCTTTTACTTTGATGGATTGATTAGAATGCTCAATGGCGGAAATATGGCCAGAGACAACGATATTGGATTCATTTAATGTAGGGGTAAACCAGAATTGATCTTCGAGATGAATTGAATCACCCCATCCGGTTGCTGCTACAAAGCAGCGTAATGAGTTTGTATAGTGCTGGGTAAATGCCCCGATGATTTTGCCTGATTCATCGTAAATAGGCATAGGGAAGCCGCTAAGTACTTCTGCGGAAACGGTAACGGTAAATTCATACCTTGTTTTATCCATTTTACCCTCATGACAAATATTAGGGGAGCCACGATCTTAAGCGCATTATCAGTAAATTCGCTAGGATAACAAACAAAAGCGAATAATTACATTGATTTACAACAACCGCTTGATACACGAATAAGACCGTAGCTCCTAATGCTGCTACCGTGAGCAGGGCATTAATCATTAGCTTCTTCGGCTGACGGAGTTGGGGACTCGTCAGTTTGAGGCACTAATGCACCTTTAAGGGCTTGATTATCCATCGCGAGAAATGCCCTTGCAGCACCCTCACCACCCTCAAGGATCTTTGAAATCATTTGTCTACGAAGGTTATGCAACTGGTACACCGGTGCGGTGCCTTCTACAATTTTTTCATCTTTGATAGTTAAAATCGGTTTATTACCGATCTGTCTTAATTTTGGCTCGTTAGCTACACCCAAAATATCCAATTTTCTATCTAAAAGTCTACTTAATTCAATCCGTTTTTTTCTTTTCATACCTTTTCCTTATCTACTGTTTAAATACAAACTTAGCGCTTCCAATCCAAATATCATTATTGCCGAGCAGTACGGTGAGCTGATCTCCAAATACTCCTACGACCGTTCCGATAGGCTGAACTTCCGTGCCAAGCATACTTTTAATGGCTTGTGTGATCGTAACCACATCGCCTTCCTTTATTTTTTTCACAGATCCCTCGATGCTTTACTATCTTTGTTGTGATTATAGCAGGGTAGCACCCATCAAGCGCTACCCCTTTATATTATTTACCTTTTACTCTGAGCCTTAGCTTCACTGCATCAAGATCCTCAGTCAAGTTGGCACATTTTTCATTTAAAACCGCGATCTCTTTAGTATGCTGTTCTAAAGATGCCTTGGATTCTTGGCGAGAAAGCTCCAGTTCATCATCTAAAGATGACGCCTTAAATAAGAGTAGCATTACTAAAATCCAAAGTGCAAAATCCATATTATTTCACTTTCGCTGAGAACGTTTCCACGAAAGCGTCATCAAGAACATATTTATTGATGTTAATGCTTACTGGATTATTCGCATGACTTGGAGAATCAGAAAGGAATCTGTTGATGAAACCTTGAGTAATATCTTTAGGGATATCAAGCAAGAATGATCTAATATTCAATGATTCTTTCTTAGTCAAATCTTTACGCTTGAAAAGCTCCGACAATACATTGTCCACGGTTACAGTCACTACATCATGACGTTCTTTTTTCATCATAGCAGCAACAACATGGCTGTGTTTATTGTATGCACCAACTACTTGTTCAAAAGTAAGTGGTTTGATTTCGTTTGACTTTACGTATTCAACGTATTTTACAGCCATTTCGTAACCAAGCATTCCGCCAAGCATCTCAATCCAAAGATCTTCTGGTAATCCCGAAGAAAGCACTTCTTCAGCTCTTACGATAGCACGACGATCTGGTTTCGCTTTTACTTCGAATGATTCAAGGCCAGTGCAGTCAACCATTTGCATATTTTCTGCTACGAGGCCAAGGAAAGTAGAATCAAATTTTGGTTTACTGCGAGCATATTCAAGAAATTCTTCTTGGGATGGAGTAAACTTAATTTGGCAAAAACGACTCAATAAAGCGGCATCGTCAATATTGGTAGTTTTGTAATCATTGCTGTCTGGATTCATCGCAGCATGCACAGTACAGCCTTCTGGCAATACATGGGTATGGATACGACGATCAAGGATTAATTGGAATACCATTTGGAGCATATCTGGGCGAGCACGATTGATCTCGTCGATAAAGATCATTTTGCGTTCACCGGCTTTAGGCCACCAAGCTGGTAGCACGTGTTCAAAAGATTTGTTGCCTTCAGCATCTTGGCGCTCGATCATAAGTCCAAGTAAATCGCCCGGATCGCACATAGTTCCAAGGCGTACATCAAAAAATGTCATTCCAGATTCATCTGCAATTTGTCTCATTACAGAACTTTTACCTAAGCCGTGGTGTCCAATAAGTAATGCTGGAACTTTTGCGGCAATCAGGTGGGGTAATCCTCTTTTAATTTCACTAATCTTCATCGGTCAAGTTTTCCTTTCGGGGTTGTTGTTACTTTAATACTATCAGGGTTTATTGTTTTAGTCAACCCTTTTTTATTTATTAATTTTCATTACTAATTCGTCTTTAATTCTGAGCATTTGGATATTAGCAGGAGCGTTCTTGTTGTAAAGAGCGGCGCGTGAGACCACATGACTCGCAGACTGGTGTAGTTTCAGAATAAGGTCATGACTAGTGGTTTTCGAAGCAATTTCGAGCCTTACAGCTTCAGACGTGCTTGGATAATCTACAAGAAAAGCTAATATTTCTTCTGGTACTGGCAAAATATGAATAATTCCAATTTGTATGGCTGGATAATCAACAAGCACTAGATCATTGTATAATTCAGGTTTTGGTTTGCTAGAATGTATAATCTCGTTCATGTAGATAGCATGCACAGTGCTAGCCATTAATCCGCTAAAACGATGAAGTCTTTTTCTTACTTCGTTTTCATCCATACTTTAAGTCCTTTTTCTGGAACTGTTCCAGAGTGGCCTTCGCGGGTCAATACCCAAAGTACTGGCATTTTAGGGAGTTTAAAATCTTGTTCGCCGTCCCCATCCGTAAAATAAATACAAACATCTGCATCAGCTTTTGCTGCAGCATCCAAACCGGGCTGGAAACTGGTACCGCCACGGCCATGCACTTCTACATTATTTTTACCTTGATAAGTCCATGTTTTATGCACTTCTGTATCACATTCAATAATCGTTACAGTAGCACCAGTGTCGTGAATACGTTTCGCTTCACAAAAAATTGCATCAATGTCGTCATCTCCCATAGAGCCAGAAGTATCGATAACCATTGCAACGTGAACCAATGGATTTGTGCGTTTACCCGGTTGAGCGATACCCCAACGACGATTTACGCGCATTCTAGTGGATTTAATTTCTACAGTTACTCCACGACTCCAGAAGCGCCTTAAGATGGATTTCCAGTTAAGGGTTTCTTTGTTCATTGTTTCAATTTGTTTGGCAATATTAGCGGGAAGGTTGCCTCTGCCAGTTGACGTAGCAGCCTGATTAACCGCATATTGAGCAATACGTTTTTGGGCTTCACCACAAACTGATTCATCCCATGTGCCGTGGTCGTCTAAAGACTCAGACATCTGGTCAAGCATTTTCTGAAATTCTGGGTCACCTTTTTTCTCGTCAGATTTTTTCTGAAGAAGGCCATAGTAATATTCAAGAGTTTGTTGAGCTTCCACATTTGGATTTTCCACGAGCTTCTTAAAGTTATCAAGGGTAACAATATCCTCTTTCATACCGTCAATCAGGGAATTAAATTGGTTAATAGAGCAATCAGCAGCGATATTGAATTTCTTGTGTTCGAAACCTTCTTGACGTCCGCCCAAGTGTAGGAATAACACATGCTCGCACTCATGCTTAAGAATCCCAGCAGGGGCTTTAATGCCGTGGGCAGTTTTTTGCTTAATCAGATAGTTTTCATTATAAAGAAGGTCGATTCCGTCGGTAATACGAACACCTGCGGTTTCGATCTTAGTCGTTTTCATGCGACGCATTCTCATTAAGAGATGGGCATAGAAAGGTTCAGTGTGGAGTAAGTAAATAATGCTATCTTCTAATACGCTTAAACTCATATAATAATATTACCTCATGCTAAGTGGTTTGTCAACCGTTATTTGAATAAAAACCGACGGATCGGAAACAACAATGGTTTCAAGTCCTTGCGGGAATGCAATATAATCTCCTTCAATTGGCAGCAGTGCGAATAGTGATGGGTGAACATGTAGGTAAGCATACTGGGCCTTTTTCTGCTTGTCCTTGTATTCCTTAAACACATTTCCAATTAGTTCTAATAGTTTATCTTGGGTATTGATCATAATTTAGTAATATTTTGAGGTTCCATCGCCTAAGACTACCATTCCGTTACTTTCCTCAAGTTTAAAACCTTTTATTGAATATTTTAAAGTTCTTTTTTTGGTGGCCATCCAGTTATGAATAAAATTGTATTTCATTATTTTAATATCAAAATTTATTTGCCAATCGCTGGCAGCTATGATTTGATACTGCCCCTTAACTTTCTGCATTCCGATCATGCAAGCAGTTAAATCAAAGCGCTCCATGAACGACTGAACGGTGCTCCGGTATTCAGCATTGACGATATTAATCGGGATGTAGCCATTATCATGAGTTAAAATAATTTGCATAGCACCATTTTCTAATGCAGATAAATGCTCTTCCGTCACATGATAACCAAATTCATACGCTTGGCGAAGAGTTTTTCTGACGGCTTCAGTGCAATTAAAGTACAAATCAATATCTTTCGGTGTCTTACTCATCCATGAATCCACCATGAATCCACCAGCTAAAAAAGCGCCTGAGTCTAAAAAAGCAGTAATCAATTTCCAAAATCTAAATAAATCGGAATCTACAGGAATGGTGGATTCATCTATTGTTTCCCAGTAATATTTCGGCATGCGCTGCGGAGTTCCATCAGGATTATTTGGTAACACATCTGGCCATTGGGAGGGCATTTCACGGGTTGGTCTGATTTTGGCTTCCATTATTTTAAATATCATATAAATTCAATCCTGAAAAAGTGGCCTGCATAAACATATACGCCTTTTTTATTTTTACGAAACTTATGGATTTGATAATATACCGTTCTGTCATCTTGTGATAATCGGAAAACACTCCATTTAAGATGCATATGAAATTTTCCATTTTTTTCCAGCACAAAAAGCCCACGAATGTGGCATGTAGTCATGCCATGGTTTATCAACAACTCGATAAACACCATTGTCATACTTAAAAATCCGAAATGATGGCCTAATTCTCGTCATAAATGTTTATCCTGTACCAAATCTTAGATTGTGATCCCAAAAAACCTTGGGGTGTCTTAAAAATCTGGTAGTATGCTATGGCATTCGTGTGATAAGGGAAGTCGCCAGCGTCTGCATACGTGTGCTTTCGGATGTAATAGTAAGATTTCATAAAAACCTGATCACCCATCGATGCCACTCAACGCTATTCTTAGTGATAGTAATCATCGGTTCACTTTGCCATACTTGAATATAATATTCATCCCTCATAAACTTGTATATTCCATAAACGATGGGCTATGCTAGCTGGTGATGTATAGCTGCATTTTGAATCCGATACTAATACAAATTCACTCCAAGAGTATTGTGCATAATTGCAATGAATCATATATTTTGTTTCCCCAGAAAATACGCCATATAATCTTACAAGCTTACTCACGACCAGAATCCTGTCCAGCGGTGTAATGACAAACATCACACTTAAGTTGGTTATCTTCAGTGTAAGCCCATTTATGCGATTTACAATGCGGCACCTTTTTAAAGGATGGGGTATCGGTTCTCAGTAAAGCAATAACTACTATGAATAAAATGATTACTATAATTTCCATTATATTACTTCCTCCACTACACTAACATTGTAAACTTTGTTGATATTTACCAGATTTTTAGCCGAATAATATTGACAATATTCGATTTTAATATATTGTTTGGATAAATCGTAGGTTTTTGCGTTTTGCATCAAACAAAAAACTTGGATGCCTATGGCTCCACTAAGGTGGGCTCCACTAAGGTGGGCTCCACGAAGGTGGGCTCCACTAAGGTTGGCTCCACTAAGGTTGGCTCCACTAAGGTGGGCTCCACGAAGGTGGGCTCCACTAAGGTTGGCTCCACGAAGGTCGGCTACACTAAGGTTGGCTCCACGAAGGTCGGCTCCACTAAGGTTGGCTACACGAAGGTCGGCTCCACTAAGGTTGGCACGGATGCCCTTCGGGTCAGTTTGTAACCATAAAAGGTGCTGGTCTAAGATTAATTTAAGTTGTTTTGGGGTCATTAACAATCTCCTACTGCTAGCATCGGATAGCTATTACCGTTTTCACCAATTGGATCGTGGCAAAAAAAGAACTGGTTATTATCAAACAAAATATCCCAAAATGGACTGTCTATATCACTCATATATAAATCTTACACCTTTCTTTGGAAGAAGTCAAGAACAATTTAGGGGAAACTCGAAATGAAATCCATCCATCTGAAACGAAATATATTCATATTCATTATAGATGCCATGGGTGTCGCCATCATAATTACAACCAGAAGAGAACCCCATTTCTTTGTGCAGAGCTAAGTAGGCACTTTGACAGGCTTCAAACTTTTCTTTGGCTTTGGGTAATACCAAGCTAATCGCAGCTTTGGCCTCTTCTGCGGTCAAATACACGCTGCTGCTCCACTGATCGAGCTTATCGCTTCTTACGCTATTGTTTTGGTGTTTGCCAGTAATAATCTTACCGTTGGTCACAGTGACGGTGTAATAGTTTCGAGTTAGGTGTGTCCAGCCTTTTTCTATGACCCGATCAAACCACTGGAAGGCGTTATCTTTAGACGTTCCATAGCGAATTTCTTCACCATCTTGGCAGATTAGATAAAAAACATTGTCTTTCTTGCCTAACTTCCAACCGTTTTGATCTTTGATAATTTCCATAACTACCTCTATAGTAGTTTACTATGTATCACCCCAGAAGTCAAGACTTATTTAATCGCCATCGAATAAAAAATGCTGCCTGTTTATAAGATAAGGCGTGGGTACTATAATAGTTACCCTTTATGCGAATACGGAATAGTTTTTTAGTTTTCATGAATTCCTAATCTGTGATAATATACCATTTATTAGTAGCCTTAGTTCCCCATGTTGCACTACGGTCAGAAGTATAGCAGATATAATACGATGATTTCCTCATCTCTCTGAGGTTATAGAAATAAACTAGGTAGTTCATCCTTCGTAGCTTTCATTCAAGGATGGGTCTCTGTGCGGCGGGTAATAAATAAAGGTGTCGTAACTGCTTTCGTAAAGTAACAGCCATTTCTGGGTTTCGCCCAGATCATCGCAAGTCATTTTAATTACTTCTTCGCCATTAATAACAGTTTTTATTTGGTACATAATTTCTCCTCTACGTAGCTAATTCTCCAGTCTCTACCCGACCGAAGCCAGTAACCACCATATCTACTTTCAATCCATTTAAAAGATAATACTTGGTATAACCAAGTATCGTTTCCAGAAAATTGATTGGTGTGATAAATACTAAAAGTTTCGATGACTAGGCTCCTAATAGGAGTGTAGCATGAAAATGGAAAGATGTCAACCTCTCTAGGAATTCTGATTCTTTTTGTTTGCGCTCTGGTGCAATATGTTTTGGCAGTACAATATTGAAATGATATGCAACAGCTCTGACAATATCTTTATATAAACCAGAAGCTTTAATTATTGCTTGGGTATTTAATCCCTGTGCAGCAAGGGCTGACACAATTTCAGCTTCTTTAGTCATGGTTGCAATTTTTTTGGGTATAAAGACTGGCTTATTCATATTAGTATTATACCATTAATATTAAGACAAGTCAACCGCTTTTCGTCAACAAAAAAGCCTACTAATCATAGACTAGTAGGCTTCCTAAATTATTGTTTTATTAGATTATTAACTAAATTAAATTATCGATAATTACATTTTTACGAGGTTGGTATCCTGCCACAGTTGTGAAGGTATAATGGGCCTCTGGAGTAGAAAGATCGGATTGAGCAAGTTTCTTACGACTGTAAGCGGCAAGATCATGCATTTCCCAAGTCTTCTCGTCTAGGAGGTACCCTGTGACGAATCCCGGAGCCTTATTACCAAGGTCAGTAAATACTACGTTTCCACCAGTTGCAGCAACGTTACCGATGAACTTAGCATTCTTAGCATTAGTTCCGCGATAGATGCTGTAAAACTTAACTCCAGACTGAGCAGTAATTGTCATAGTAACAACTGTGCCAGTAGTAGGAGAAACTGTGTTAGTAGCAGTAGCAGGGCTTTCGCCGATTTCACTTTGAGCAGTTACTAGGTAAACATAAGTACCCGCAGTAATCAATGAACCAGAACCACCGAAAGATGGTTGAGTAGTGATTGCTGGAGCAGAAGGCCCACCAATGTTTGGACGAAGTGGAGAAGTCTTACCGCGTAAGAAGTGAGACTCTTCAAGATTAACATCACCGTGAGCTGTCCATTGACGACGGAGAGAAGCTCCAGAAACGTCTTGAGCAGAACCAGCGAGTTGAATACGTTGAATACTGTTAGTACCAGTACCAAGTGCAACTTTTTTGTTGTAGCTAGTCATGATTACAGGATCTACATAAAGATTCTTAGCTTGTGAAAAGTTCAACTTTGCACGAAGACGAGCATCTTCAATTACGATCTGGTCAAGAGCAGCGTTCTGAGCAAGAACTACAGATTGATTAGATCCGTAAGACGCGAACATAAGGTCTTGAGTAGTTACAAGCATGTCAGATTGACGAATTTGAGAGTCAACTCCAAGCATGTTTGGTAATTCAGGCATAGCTGCTGGATGACCATCAAATACACCTGCGTTAGAGAAGTCTGCTTTACCTTTGAAAAGGTCGAACTCAATGTTCATAGCAATTACTTCAGCTGCGTTTTCAGCTTCGCGATCTTCTGCTTTGATACCATCAAATGCTTCGATCAAGTTAGCTGCTTCAGTCACTCTGCGTACTTCTGAATAGAAGCACATAGGTACTGTAGCACGAACGTAGTCGCCTACGTTGGTATTACCAACCGCGCCTTCGCGCTGAGCTGCTCCACCCAAACGTCCGTATGATAACTGACGATTGAATTGGATGGTAAGAGATTTTGCTTTTTTCTTACCGAAAAGTTTCTGCAATTTAATCTCATCTGAAGCGATACACACATTATGCATAACAGCTGACAGATCTTCAGATTGAAGCGCAGATCCTTGTACTAATTGTCCCGGTGCTGAATTGTAACTTCCAGCCTCTAAGGTTTTAACTAGGGATTCTAGTTGCTTAATTAAGTCCATTATTTATTTTCCCCCTTTGAGAATTTTTTTGACTTGTTCTTGTGATCCATCCGCAAGGATGTAATCGTTGATTGCTTGTCTATCGGCTTTTGAGAGGCTGTTAGATTTTACAATTTTGTTGAGTTGTGCCACAGTTTCAGACTTAGTGAGCGGACGCTCGTCGGTTTGAGACTCTGATTTTTGGATATACTCGATATCGGTTACAGCTTTACGAGTTGGCTGAAAAGCTTTACCCATTGCTGAAATTACTTTATCAAGTGACTTTTTAAGTGCATCATTTTCATCTTGAAGCTTTTTAGTTTCAGATTTATTGAGGTCACTTACAGTTTGTTCAGATTTCATCGCCATTTGGTCAGTCATTGACGCAGGTGCCGGAGCAGCTGCTGGCGCTTGTTCTGGAGCTTGTTGTTCTTGTTCTTGGCCTTGATCTTGTCCACCACCTAGAGCTGCTTCAATAGCAGTCAAATGCCTATGAAGTTCATTTTCATCCATGCTCGCATAGATTTGGTGAAGTTCTTCATCAGAAATTTCGCCTTGATCTTGTCCTTCATCTTGGATTTGATCTTCTGGTGAACCTTCTGGGGCTTGGTCTTGTCCTTGGTCTTGATCAGGAGCAGCTTGTGCATCAGCAGCTGGAGCAGCGTCCATTGCTGGAGCGCTTTCAGGAGCTTGGGCATCCATTGCTGGAGCAGCTTGCTGATCGTCTTGATCAGCGTCTGCATCTTTTTGCATCGGCTGAGACTTAGCAAGCTTACTAGCTTGTGCCATAGCATCTTCTACGGATGCTAATAGTTGATCTATTTCTATATCGGAGAATTTCATTTAGAAGCTCCTTATTGAGAAGATGTTAATGGATTGATTTCATCACTTGGTAATACGATAGTAGTCGCACCTGAGTCAGCAGCTACAGCAGCTACAGCAGCAGTCCAGTTAGCAGATAATCCAGCATCAGCAGCTTGCTGTAGAGTAATTTTCATGCCCAGTTTTGCACAACCTGCAAGTACTTTAGCACGAGCGGACGCTTTTGCAGCATCAGCAGCAGCAGCAGACTCTTGGATTAGTTGACAAACATGTGGTGAATAAGCACGTTGAGAAAGTCCGAGACCATCAACACGTCCTTGGTTTCCATCAACACTGATTTTCAAATTTTGGTATTCAGTACCAGTTTGAATAGTGAGGGTTGGCATTGTATCTGTATCAGATGATTCAGAAATAGTGGAAGATGGCAATAAAATTGACAATCTTTGTTTTAGCTCTCTTACGTGAGCGGCAGCTTTGAAAACTGACATAGGTTTTAACTCCTTAAAAGTTTATTGTGGGCATAATTCGCCCGTACACCAAAGAGTATTAGGATAGATTTCTCAAAAAGTGTATATTATTATGGAGTTAGCTTTGATTTTATAAACATTTGTTTTTATTGGTAAAAATAATATGCATTATCTCAAAACTATTTATTGACTTCTGATTCGAATAGTGATAATCTATATAAGAAGGAAACACATACTATGAAATTTATTATTAATCCAGTAACTGCTGAACAATCTGAAACTAAGGCTCTCTACCTAGAAGCCAACCAAGAGCTTTTCGCTGCGATTTCCGAGCACAGCAAAAGAAATAGCTTTCTCGCAAGAATGGCTGCGTATGTTGCAAAAGGTTGGATCTTATCTCCTGCACAACTTGCAGCTTCCCAAAGCGTAGTAAACAATATTACTTTACGCACTTTACAGTCCCAAGGTGAAGTAACCACTCCGGTGAAAGCTGCTAATCCTGACGCTTCTGTGGCGGTTGGCGACATTATTACCGTAAACCACATGATGGCTGTAAAAATTGGCCTTCAAGCTGGTTTTGAGAAGAAGTTCCACAACGTAGAAGTACTTGAAGTTATTAGCGAAAATTACAGTTCTGTTACTGCTCGCGTGGTTACTTCTTACAAAAGAGTTTGCCACTGTGGTATCTGTGGATTGAAATTGACTGACGAGAATTCAATTGCCCTTGGAATTGGCCCAGTTTGCGCAAAAGCCAAGAAAATTAAGAGAGTTGAAGACCTTAACGTAGCTTTAGGAAAAGCTGAAATGACTATCCGTATCCCAAGATTCGCAATTAAGAATATCTTTAAGTTTAACGTAGCAGAAGGAAAGGCAGCATAATATGGCAGCACAACAATACAAAAATGTAAAAATTATCGAAGATTCACATGATCTTTTAAATCAAAAGATTTTCATCCGAGAAATAGATGCTTATACTGAACCAATGTCCATGGGAGACATAGAAGAAGTCGAAAGCCGCCTTGAACGTAACAATACTCCATACGTGCTGGCTCAAGTAGAGACTACTTTGGTAGATGATGCTGGTGAGCAAAGATTCAAGCGTGGTTATATGCTGTTTACTCAAAATGCTGCCACCAAATAATACTAAATTGCAAAATACCTTGTTAGTATTTTTGCATACCATGGTATTCAAAGAATATGAACAGAGTGCTCGGCTTGGCATTAAAGTGCCTGAAGCGTTACATATACTTATGCCACCGCTTCATGAAGTTATTATTGACGGGAAAACATTAACGATTTACCATGAGTACACTCAGATACATTTGGGTGAAAAACGTGGAATGTTTGAATATTAGCTGAGCTTTTTAACCCAGCATTGATGATTCTTAATAGCACTTGATGTTCTGTTGCTGTGATTCGGGTAATCTTCGTAATTGCATTCAGAATAACCGTTCTGTTTCGGCAATTTGGTATACGCCTCATCGAATGCTGCGATATGTTGATCTTCGTTTACTCCAGATAAATAACGGCGAACACCTTGTCCATGTATATAAATCTGTTTGATGCCTTGCTGTCTTGCCAGTTTCTCTACGATATCATAAGAGATGGGATTAAAATGCTTAAACAATTCTGATATCTTATCCACGTACTGCTCAGCTTCTTTTGCGGTATACCTTTCTCCGCCATATTCGAAAGAATCTCGGCTTCCTAATGAATCACGAACCTTCTTTTTCAATTTTTGATTGAAATCAGATTGGAATTCCTCTACGATAAAACTTTCTGGACTTGAAACATCAATGCGAACCCATCCAATCGTATGAGGAGTTACTGGATGACTGCCTGCATGTCCACCGGCAGCACCATTAGCAGATTGTTGAATCATTTGATAGAATTGCCATAACTTTTGGTCTTGACCTAGCTCTTTATCGAAAAATTCTCCTGTATTTACTTGAACAACTAAGTTATTAGCCTGCGAATGTCTTTGGCCACCATCCCATGTGGAATAGCTGATATGAAATTGCTGTTCCGGTTTTTTGGCGATTTCATTTGCTACATCTTCCGGCATAACCGGCTTATTATTCTTAGACATAAATAATGCCTTAACCTCTGGCCAGTTTTCCATTTGTTTATGTAGTTTTTTAAATTGAGCCCAAGCTATTCCTTCCGGTGGAATAACTTGCATTGCTTTCTGGAGCCTGTCGGCTTCTGGCCTTGCTGAATGTGACTTTAAAATATCACCATTAGATAAGGTAGTCATTCCGCGTGGCAATTCTTGTGGATAATTTTCACGGAATACTTTTGAACCGTATTTAATATTAGTATAAGTTGGTGGGAACGCCTCACCCGGTCGGATAAATTTATCAAAAGTTGGTGCAATTTTCTTATGCAGCTCATTTAATTTCTCATACGTTACATACGGTGACGAAGTTAATAGGTTAGGATTCTTTTCGAACACATCTGAATGCTCTTTAGTTAATTGATTAAACTTCGCTTCTGATACCTTGGTTCCTGCTTTTACGATCCGAGCGATATTATCAGTTACATTCCTGCCGTTATTCATCACCAGATCAACGCCACGATCATCAAACAATGGATGTTGAATAAATGCATGTACATTACTTGGAGTGGAACCTGAAATTACATAATCATCATAGGTTTTTTGACCACCGTGACCAGCCATCAACATTTGCTCGGCATCAAATCCGTACTTACGAATCAGAGTTTGGGTATGATCATCACTCAGAGGGGATAGATCCTTGATCACGTATTTTAAATTATTCCCGCCAGCACCTGACTGGGAAATCATGTCACCCACTAAAGGTATAGCAAGATCAATTGTACCCGCAGTTTGCGCATGTGTGAGAATTTCATTCGACATTTCAGATATATGGTGATGTCCAAATTCAGATAAATTAGGTAACACGTGTTTACCAATTAATGACATTCTTTCCGGCGTCATTTGCGGGTTATCTGTCATGAAACGTGCTTGTTCTGGAGATTTCGTTAGGATTTTTTCAGTATTAGATGCGCTTACTTTTGGAGTCCGAATCATATCCGACAAGTTTGTTGTTACAGTCGTATGATCAACAATATTTGCAATCAGGTCGTTCAATGATTCTTCCGGTATTTTTGATATACCGTCATGCATGTCAAAGATAGCATGCGCCGAATTTGCTATTGACTGTTTTACATCTATCGGAGTGTTTGGATTACTCAGGACTTTATTAGCAAGGGCTGATGACTTAGCAATTGCTTCTTGTCTTTTTTCTGCGGATTGCTCATTATTATATCCGCCGTACACGCTAGCAGGTATTAACGCCTTGATTGCTGATGCTATCTTATTATGGTATTCTGGATGGGTCGCATCGTATTTAGCTCCAGTAGTTGCATCTATCCCATTCACTAATTGTTCTACATTAGAATGAAACTTATCGATGATATGCTCTATCGGCAGGTTTTGAAAGCCGTATTTTTGACCATGATTGATCATTCTATTCATTGCATTAAGTTGCTGATCAAAATTCTGGGAATCAAATAATTTATGTACGAATTCTGGGTCTATATTCTGTGCGCTTCCACTAAATGATGATAAAATCATTCCGACGTGTTCGCCAGAGTCTTCTTTAAACGGCAAATAGTTTTTGACGAGAAAATCTGCCGCAGCAGATTGATTCGTCCGATCAAATTGATTAAAATAAGAGGCAGCTGCTAATCCAGCCCATTTTTTACCAGAAAATTTGGTTAAAAAATCACCAGAATTCAAGAAATCACTATTAAGTCTAATTACACGACCTTCGTAATCATCAGGAATCTGTAATCCAGCCTTCACTTGCGTATCAAGATCGGTCGATGTTTGCATGATCGTCTGAGCAAGTCCAGAGTGAACTGTTTGTTTATTCTTGTAAATTTCTTGGCCGTTTATATCGTCGGCAGCTGGTGGCACAACTAATTGTTGCGACAACACATCTAATCGTTGGAGTCCAGCTTTACTTAACGTCTGTAAATTACGCCCTTTGGAGTATTTAATTCCAGATGATAACGCATTAGTACCCGCGATTGCCGTCACATCATCTTTACGCAGTGAAGCATTGACAACATTAATGAAATTTTTCGGAGTTAAGTTAGCTAAGTGCGATGCATTATCCTGCATCTGATCAAGCATGCTTCCAAGCTGATCGTCATTCAAAGAGTCAGCATTAACAGCGATCTTGTTGATGGTATCCTTGAAAATATCGGATGAATTTTTATCGGCTGCGATATTAAACAATGACCTCATGTCATTTGTTGCCATCATAGCATTCGCAACTGTTTCGTCTAATGCCGGAGCTACGCGATCCCTGAAAAAAGTAGCGTTTGTTCTGCTTTTCGACATTTGATTATAGGAATCTAAAATTAACTTATTCTTTTCTTGCTCACCCATGGCTGGATTGCGTTGGATGTTTTGCATTGCTGATGTAATAGCCATTGAACTAGCAGATTTGGAATCTAAAAACTCTTTAAAAGTATTGGCAACCGTATCATGATCTGCACGACGAGCACCCTCATTAATGATACTTTTAAACATCTGCTCATCGCTATCACGATCAAGACTTCCAAATACTCTCGGTTCAGTTTTAATAGCATTCCAGATTGCATCGGAAGCTTGCCCAGATGCTAGATTACTTTGAATTAAATTAGCTTTCACTGCTGGTGGCGTACTAGCATTAGCAATTAACGTGGCTTGATAAGCTGGATCACTAAAAATTTGTTTCTTGGTCTCGTCATCGAAAAGATCACGCTTCAAAGCCATTGGGATTAATTCTTCCCTAGCTGCTGGGTCTAAAAATGGGCTTTGGGCTGGATCTAGTAAAAAGTTAAAGGCACCTTTGGCGCTTTCTGAACTATGTCTAGTAGCTTCAGACGTCATCATACCAATGATGGCATGAACACCATTATCCTCATTTAAGTGGGGTAGTATAGAATTAATGGTATCTTTCATATGATTATGAGCTGGATGATCTCGACGGACACTATAATGTGGATGCTGGGATACCATTCTATCGAAATATGTATCAAAAGCTTCTGGACTTTTTTGTAATACTACTGGAACTGCATCTGCCGTGAATTTATATTTATCGGAAATACTATACTTAAGTATGTGACGCATATCAGTTGACGGTACGCTGGAAAGTAAAGTGCTTAACGGAGTTTGTTCCGGTGAAAAAGCCTCTTTCATCCGATCAAACATCGGTGTCCGACTACTGGTTGGCATGGAATACAGCTTTAATTTAGTATCTTCTGGTAAACCTTTGGCCATTTCGCCAAATCTAGTACCCATGGTATACGCTAAAGCAGCAATATGATCGCTATCGAGAGAATTAATATGCTGATTTTTCATCTCAATCGGTGTGGATGGATTAGCAATCACTAATGCTTTACCATGATCTCCTGATTGAGCTAAATTATTCAAGAACTGTTGTTGCTGCTCTGGAGTCTTCGTTTCTAAATGCTTGGAAATTGCGCCATCCGCCACTGCGACAGTCAGATCTAAGTCTTCGTTAGATAGTAACGAATGCACGTGATCGTCACTTAAGTTTGGATTTGCAATTATTTTAGAAGCGATTCCAGATCTGTCATTATCACTATATCGGTCATCCTCTGCCCTACCCATGGCTATATCTAGTGCAGTGCTGATCACTTTTGGGTTATGCGCTTTTTCTAATTGTAACGCCTCAATACTACCACGACCGGAAAATGTTTTTTTAATGGCCTCTTCATTGCCATCATTGGCTGCCTGACCTATAACTTTCAGAAATGCTCTGCGATCATCATAACCATAATTATATGAATCGCTCTCGTGCAATGCTTTTTCCGTAATTTTATTTTTTTGCTCAGCAGTGAGATGAGGCGAATTGTACAAATTGATAGCGGATTTTCCGGCAAGCCCGTCCGTTTTTTTATTTGGTGCAGCGGTCATTAATTTATCAAAGTAATGCTGATGCATTTTTGCTTGATCTTCGGGTGGTAATTTGCTGTCAAATTTTGCCCAATATTGATCAGCAGGAACATGGCCAGATTTAATATAATCCTGAACATTGGATTCGGCAGCTAAAGGATGCCTAGCAATAGCAGCTTTAACATCTTTAGATTTACGTTTGGCGGCAATATCTAAAATATCTTTATCGGTACTTTTATGGCCAACCGCTTTAGCTGCATCAACGGGCTTACCTTTAGTAATGATATCAGCTAAAACGGATTTTGGCAACACATCGCGTTGCAAAAACTGTTTTGTAGTTTCACGACTTTTATCTGATGAATTCCACGCATTTTCCACTTCATGCTCTGGAAAGTTACCATGATTAAAAGCCTTACGGCGAGCATAGTCACCTTCATTAGCACTATTATTATAGATTTGATGTACTAACTCGGAAGGTAAGGATTTATTTTCTAATAGCTGTGCTAGAGTGTTGCTATCACCACTAGCAATGGCATCTTCCGTAATCTTCTTTTGCGTTTCATGCGGAAGTTTTTCAGACTGAAGAGCCTCTTCCTTTTCTTGATCGTTACCGGTCAGCGCCTTGTGCGCCAAAAAAGCTGGGTCAATATTATTATGACCAAAAGCTCTAGAGGTAATATTAGACCAGCTGCCTTCTTCTGGTTTAAATTTATTATATAGATCTTCGACTTGATTATGCGATAAGTTTGGCTGTTTTTCCAGTAATCGTTCAGCAGCGCTGCCATTGCCTTGAGTAGTGATCTGATTATGGAGTGCGCTTAATGATTCTGGCGTATGATTTGGGTGATCGATCAATTCATTGCCATAATGGCTAATCTTTTTCTGAGAGTCGCGTAATCGACCGGAAACGGAAAGCTCATGAAAATTATCATCATGTGCTTGTTTAGCTTCGTTATATTTATTTTGCAACCAAGCTGGATCAGCTCTTGATGCATCAAGATGGTTATTATTCTTAGGGTCACTAATTACTCGATCCAGTACTTGATGAACTTTTTCTTGCGGGACGTTGGGATGGTTTAATGCAGCGTTTAATATCGGATTAGAAGCATTAGATGCGGTATCAGAATTAGGTTGCGCTAGCCAGTTATCTAAAGTCGTGTTATGTATAGCGGCTGGGGCATTTGGATTACCATGAATAGCAGCCAGCTGCTCTAAATATTTATGTTTATCAGGATCTTGTGAATAATGATTATATAAGTTATTTAAGGTCTCCGGCGTGATATTTGGATGTTCGGCTAGCTTTTCGGAGTCGTACTTATCAATAAAATCAGGGTTAGCAATATGCTGTTGAGCTACGCTATCTAAATATTCTGGAGTAGCATCTTGGTCTGATAAGTTACGCCAATGATCTCCATGCGGCTGCCAAGTAGGTTCCGCATCAGTTTCTGGAGATAATTCTTCATTGATCGCTTGGGGCTGTTCCATCGCTGGCGGAGTAGCTTGACGTATGTCAATATCAGGCACGTTATCATTATTTGTTGGCATACTTGTCCTTCGCTATGACTTGAGCAATACTTTGAGCAAATGGTATATCAGTAGACGGTATTTCAAACGTCGCATCACCAAAATCAGCCTCACCTCTTAGAGCTTGATCTTCTTGCTTCTTCTTTTTTTCACGCTGCTGATCATTGTATTGCTCTAATATATGCATATCCAATTTAACCTTTTTAGGCTCATTTGGTTGCGGTTGTCTTTTCGTTCCAGCAGGCACGGGAATTGGAGTTTGAATATCAGCCTTGCGAGCAACTTTAATTTGACCAGATGATAAAGCATCAAAAAAGGCTGCTTTTTCTTGGCGTGATAAAAGTTTATTATTCAATACACACGTAGCACCATCGGTCGTAACTTCTGCAACATCACCATTCTCTAAAACGTAACGAAGTAAATGTGCGGCTGGCTCATCTGGTTCAGTTAGTTTTAAATGGGATGAATGTTTAACATAATCATGTAAAGAAGCTAGGGTGTCATCCAATTCCTTGCTGATCTTGCCATTACTATTATCAACGATAATTTCAATTTTATTACCATCAGTACGTACTTCTAATAGTGGTACGTCAACATAATCAGAAGTAACTCTTAAAACTTTCATTACTGTGCTACCTCTGGAGAAGGTTCCACAAAGTGGACGTTCTCTAAAATGGTACCTATCGGATGATGATTCATTTTTTGTGCAGTCTTCAATGCAAAAATAGCTTTCTTAATACGGTCTATACCGATTCTATGTGATGCAAGCAAGCCAGCCAATTTCTTGGCATCCTTACTAGTTAACCAATTACGAACATCTTCGGAAATAATGTCGGCACCGGATTGATTGATGTGAAACGCTGGTTTTTGTTTATATTCGAAAGCGTGTTCGTTGTCAATCAGCTTTGGTGTATCTCCCAATATAATATTACCATGGTTTCTGTGTGAATTTCCCAAAATAGTATCCATTAATGCAATTTTATGCATAAGATTTTTATCTTTACCGATAGAATCCTCAAACAATGAACCCATGAGCGATGGCTTACCAGATACATGCTCGGTGGCTAGAAATAATGGTGCCCCTTCTTGTGGTGCCGTCTGGTGTGCAAAATAGGCTGATACTGGAACATGCTCGCCCAAGTCGAAAAAATCTTTTGCTGCAGCATAATATGCAGAAGCATTTTTAGCGGTTTCTCCACCTGATTCGGTCAGGGCAGAAGGCTTGATATGGGATGATTGGCCGTAATCATTCATGACTTGAATATTTTGTCCGCCATTGGCTGGCACAACTATACCTGCAATTAAAGCTTTCTGGTCTGCATTTGCGCGATCATTACCAATTGACTGGTCTATACGAATAGGGGATTCAGATTTAGTGAATGCTTGAATAGGAGTACCAACGTAAGCTAGAATATCTTTGTCGCCTCTCAGGTATGCAGCTCTAGCACGATGACGACCATCTACGATATGGTAACCAGTTTCTTTTGGGTGCAGAGTGATTGGTGGCGCTTGGGTATCTAATTTAGCGTAATGATGTGCATGCGCTTCATCTTCGCGATCTAATGGTTTATCGGGCGTATCAGATCCATGATGTAAACTTGATAGTGGGATTTTTCTAAGTTTATAATGCTCATATTTTTGCGCATCTTTGTGCATATGGGGTGCATCTTTTTCATTAACTGAACCAGTATGGAAATCTTTCATATTATTCCAAACTTGTTGCCAAGTATGCATTGATTCTTCAGATTTCTTAATATGGAGTTCATCAGCGAGTTTAGCGAAGTTATCTATATACTCCTCTGATACATCTTCAAGCTCAGATTTAAGGTGCTCCTTAAGTGGTTTCTTTTTATTCCAACGCTTGAATGATGCTTTCAGTCTAGTTTGCATCCCAACGTTTTGCATTTTAGGTACTAGATTTTCACGGGTAAGTGCAGATCCGCCAACCATTTGACTTGGTGCAACATTAGACGATCCAGCTGTTAGGGTTTTATTTAATTCATTAATAGTGTGGTAAATATCTTCGATTGGGTCGTCGATTTCGATGAATCCATGTTTTGGGGCACGATCATGACTGATAGAATCCCAGTCGATTTCCGATTTCATTACATCAGCAGTATCGTCTGCCAATACCTTAAGGAAACATTGCTTGTTACACGGTCTGAGGGTAATTGCCCAACGGCGGGCTACAGTTCTTTTAAGAACATGGTGCTCTTCGCCTTTTCCACGTTCCATGGTAGAACCTTCAATGGAAGAACCGATTTCAATTTTTTGATTTCTGGCTACAAATGAACGAAACATAGCGGCCAAGCAAATTGCCCCAACATGTCCTTCTTTATCAAAGAGAACCCCTTCAATGTAAATCATTGGTAAAAGGGTTTCATTCCAGCATTCTAATTGTTTTGGATTTTCACAGTCTTTTTCAGAATAGATTTTTTTGGCAAAAGTCAGGCTTCCGACGCAGGTATCGGCGCCATCGTTACTGTGCTCCCAATTGAAGAAGGCTTTTCCAGCATGAACATCGGATAGATCGACACCGTCGATCATTAAGATTTCCCCTGAAGAATCAATGGCTTGACTGGCGCCTATTCCGTATATTTTCATTGTAAATTAATCCTTACCCTGCAGTGACTACCTAAAATATTAGGCTTAAGGCTTAATCAAGTTCCTGAATGATTACAACAGCTTTCTGCTAGATGCAGATTAATAAATTCTTCCACATCGTCAGTCGTACCACCTGTACGGAAAGATCGTTCATTTTTATGAATACCCTTTTGATCATCATAGATATCATAACCGAACCGAATAAACTTAATTCGCCCGTTTTCGTCATACCCAAAACTGGGTGGAACAATTGTCAGGATATGTCTGCACCGGGGGTGCGTACTTGATACGGTTGGCACGGGATTCTTTTGATCGGTATTATACCCACTTTGAAGCTCTGACATTTTCCATACACGTGGTATTTTTTGATTATCCGGTTGGTGCCATAATTTCAGGCAAGCATCGCAAATCTTATCATCCCATACACCTAAGCGAGCGATAGTTGGATCATCTACGCCCAAAGATGCACCAACCTGCTGAATTCCAGACATTTCACCCCACGCTTGTACATTGCGAGTTTCCGTTGCCATTAATAAGTCAATATATTTGCTCGATTTATCAATAGACGTTTGAATAAGATCTTTCAGGTCGTCGGGATTTGTAACTGTTTCGGCGCCGGTTAAAATCCGTTCCATTGTGCGTTGTTTTTCGGCTTCGATATAATTTTCTGATGTATTCGCAAGCTTACTAATGAGGTCATGATCGATAACGGGATTTTTCGTGGTTGCTCTCAATGCGTACTCAAAAATACCACCAACGGTATCTAGTGGATTTTGCTTAGTAGCTAATTCAAAATAAATCGATGGTCCTTTGTAAAAATTACCAAGAAACTTGGCTTTGATAGTTTCAAACAAAGCCTGTAAGGTTATTTTGATTAGTTCTTCTTGATCGGTAGATAGATTCATTGAATTCTCCGAATAAGATTATTTTTTCTTCTTTTTAATCAGTCCGGCTGTTAATTTTTCAGCAGCTTTTTTAGATTGCTTTTGGAAATCATCTGAATGCTTTTTAGTAATAGCAGAATGTCTAGCTAGAATCATATTACTGATCGTGTTATGATTAGTTTGAATATTTTGCATATTCTTTTGGAATATTTCACCATAAAAATCTTTTTCAGATTTCTGCGTAGGTTCCCCACCGTCACCTTCTTGTTGAGGGGCATTAGGATCTTGTTGTGGCTGTGGATTCATGGCTTGGGCAACCATTTGTTGGGCTTGCATTTGATTTTGCATAGCAATCTGTGCATTTTGGACAAGCATTTGTTGCTGTTGCATCCACATTGGATTAGCATACCATTGATTTCTAGGATCTTGGGCTGCACCTTTTTTACCAAAAAAGTTTTCTTGGATTTCACCAAAAGTCATGTACTTTTCAACAACTTGCTGGAATTGTGGATTAAGAGGAAAATCTGCACCAAAAGCCGCAGGCAAAATATCTTTTTCAACTTTTTTAAGGATGTCATTGTATGTTAAATGAACATTCATATCTTGCTGTAAACGAGTAGATTCTTTTTCTGGATCTTCTTTATCTAAGCCAGAAAAGATCATCTGATGAGATTCAGAAAGATTTGGTAAGAATCTTGGAAATAAATGGGTATTAAATAGATCTTGAATATCGTAAATTAATGGACGTAATCCTGTATCGCGAGATGCAGTCATTTTCCATTCATTCGAACTTTCGCTTAATGCTTGAGTATTGGTACCACGAGATAGGTGATTATAGCCCGGCAATTCATCTGGAGACATTTGAAATGCACCCATAATGATACGGCTATTATTATCCATGAGATATTGGAATTCCATATCTCTGCCGCCTTGATCGATCGGCTGCCAAGTAACTTTCTCAGTTTCACCTACTACGAAAACCGGCATACGCCAGCTATTGTGTACCGTATTAATAGTTTGATTGAACTGTAAACGGATTTTTTGCGCTGACATTTCATCCATTGATTCAGAATTGAAAACTAGCATACCACGAGTAGCGCGGCCATGCTGGAAATAGAGTTTATTGTGCAAAGTGATATTAATATGAGTCATGATCGCGCTAATAGCTTGATCAATCGGAGTTAATGGGTATCCGCTGTATTCCACGTTAGTGGTTGGATAAAAATTATAAACAATTAATTCTTTATCAGAAAATGCTTGGATTGGTTTACCATCAACCACTTGAACCCATTTATATTCATCTTTTTTGTATTTTGTAACATCAATTTTTTCGTTTTTTAATTCTTGTAACAGTTTGATTGCCGAATTACGGACAGACTGGTCTGTTTCAGACTTAGGTTTAATTCTATAAATAGTTCCAGAGTCTACTGGACGGAAAGAATGTACTTTTTCGCCACTTTCCGAGGTTGGGTCAACAGCATGAATCACTTCGATAGCGCAACGTCCAAAACGTAAACCATCGCGAACAATCATCTTTAAAAACTGAGAAAGATTGGTAGTTTGGTCTTCTTTTAATCCAGCATATCCACAGTTCCAGAAAATCTCTTTGGCTTTCTCGATGAGATCTTTTACTGCTGCAGCTTTATCCGCATCCTTGTCAATTTCAGTGGACTTGTTAATTGGTAAAAACTCAAAACCAACTGAAAATCGATCTGATTTCGGTCTACCAAAAGAAGCGATTACATTTGATCGTGCTTGAAGAATTTGATTTAATAATTCATCTCCGCCAGGGCCGGTTAAGGCTTTAATAACCCAATCAGGCGTAAGTTTAGTTTTTTGTACATAAAGGGCTCCGTAAGAAGAAACGCCTTGGACATTACTTGGATCAACTTCGAAAGCAACTCGCTGTGCTACTTGCTGATCTTTTAGGGATTTTAAAATTTGGCCAAGATAATCTTCACCTTCAACTTTAGCAACGGCTGTGGTATCAACTTTTTGCAAATCTTTGCCTTCATGATCAACAGTATAAACCTGTCTCTCACTTGATTTCGGCAAACTAGGCGTATTATTATTATCTGACATTATCTCTCCGACCTTTTCTGAAGGGCTTTGAATAAACTTTTAAACTCTTTAAAGGTTTCTGATGAAGCAATTCCATCGTACCCTTTAGCTTCCAAAATTACGGCTTGCATTTTATTTAAAACCGTGGTATTCTCTAAATCAGAGGTTTGATCCAAGGTTGTAAATGTTTCATCCAGTAATTTAGACAGCTTTTTCATTTATTCCCCAGTGAATATTCTAATATTCAAAGTGTTAATGGACTGATTCGTCACAGAACACGAGTAAATATCTCCTGTTTGATGTAAAAAACCCGGCAATAAAGAATTTCCAGCCTGAACTGGAACAACTTTAGTGCTATCCGTACCATTTAATAATACCACAGTTTCCTGATCGCATTCTAAATAAAAATAACGTTTGGAGGTTGAAAAAAACTGAATCATATTTGTAGTGTTAGATATCAAAGATTCGGATGGCAGGGCAGCAGTTGAAATAAAATCTATTGTTGTTGGGGTTACTTCTTTGATTTCAAATGTTTTTTGTGAAACAGTACTAAATCCACCAGTAATTTTCATTTTATCACTTTTAGTGATGCCGGAAGATGAGTAAATTTGAACATTATTATTAACGGCGCTTATGGTTTCATTAGAGCCTTGAAATCCAGAGCCAATTGGACGAGTGCATGAAATTTTGGTGCCATTTGTACCAACTACCGTCCATAGTCCCGCATTTAACGGGTTAAACGTAAATGGGCCAGTGTCTCCCATGATCTGGCTATTGATTCGCATAGTATCACCGGCGATCACACCAGTAACCGTACCAGCTCCAAAATCAAATACCGCCAATGCATTATTATTAACGGTAACTTGGCAAGTCGTTACGTTTACGGTTCTTGGAGTTCTGAATCCAGAAGTACCGGCAGTCACAGAAAGTCTATAATTACCTTGACTTAATGGAGTAATAGATAGAACTGAGGTATTATCAAGGGGATTAGCTTTTGCACCGCTAAACAAAGCTCTGCTTTCGCCTGCAGCCAAAACGAAAGAATCGGATTGAGCATTGGTCAATGGCAAAGATGACATTCTCCGTGTCCAGTCGAAAGCTTTCATTAAAGGTTGATCCGAAACCCCATTGGCTCCGTCATATGCTAAAATTTGAGTTATTATATTAAGTACTTGCTTTTTCAATGGTTATTGTCCTTTAAGCTTTTCGATTTCTTCGGCTTCCTCTATAATATTAGGCCGATCACTCAGATCATCGTCAGTTTTGTCTAGTCCGCCAAAATCCCAAAACAGGTTACCATCATGCGATAACCCTTTGGAATCCTGTAGTTGATCTTCTTGTCTGGCTGCCTTAAGTTTCTGCTCTTGCCAACTTTCAAAGGTTTCTGTGGATGTATCCATCGAAGCGTAAATATTAGTATCGATATTATGCTTCATGCCTTCACGTTTTGGGGCAAAAAGGTTCTGAAATAGATAGCGAGTGGCATCTCCGATATCCACTACATCAGTTTCCCGTTCCTCAAAAATGATATTCCCTAGCGCGTCCATCTTAAAACAGTTCTCAGCAAACATTTTTAGCATAAGATTGTTCCGCTCATGGATAACAACCTTTAGTTTTCGACGATCCGAAGCATCTACAATTTGAGTTCTGACGGCGTTAATCCCCGCTGAAATATCTTTTGTGAATTTACCGCATGGCATTCCATTTTTAGAAAAAGTTTTTATACTACCCGGATATGCGGTATCGCAAAACCATTTTGCAGGTTTATATATATCTCTCACTTGCTTAGCTAAAGCAAGCTGAGCATCCCATTCCAATCCGCTAATCGCATAGGTATCTAATAGCCACATTTCCCCATTTGCTAGTTTCGCTCCAACGACGATACTGTAACAGTTTCTATATCCCCAGTCAAGACCACAATGAAATCTGACGCCACTGTCCAGCATCTTTTTAATCAAATTAGGTAAAGACAGATTTCTGGGTGCATCTGTTCCTGTAAAGCTTTCCCATGCCTGCTTCATTGTTAAAGTGTTCCCCGTGCCGTCATCCTTCGGTAAAAATCTAGGGTATACCATTCCTTGAGTAGATGGCTTCCAGCATAGAAGTTGTGCCATGGCGGTTTCCGCATCGGTAATTTTGAATTGACGGATAGTGTGGTCAATTGACTTAAAAAACCCACCTGTATCTTCCACGGGGCGATCCGCAAGCCTTGTACGGCAAACAGGTAACAAAGGACAAGTCACGCAGCCAGCATAAGCATCAATAGCATCGTAATCGAGCCTATCCTTATCTGATAACATAGCAAATTCATCTGGCGTAATTTGACGTAGGGGTAATTCTTTGGCAATATATCGTTTAATTTTAGGCTGGTCGGGTTTATACCTCTCTGGTAAGCATTTCTCTGTCATATCCACAATATTCCAACTCAAAACAATCTCACCGGTGTTTTTGGCGTTTTGGATCTCTTTTTCAAAAATACCACCCGCAAATTTACGGGTTGAATATTTGATTACTAGCGGGCCTTTATTTTTAAACCGCGTAGCAATCAGTTTTGCTTCTTTGTAACCTTTTAGTCCTTCTGCCGATAATACTTCTAATTCATCAAATGAGACAACAGGACAATGTTCGGAATTACCACCCGCCATGTTAGCTACGATCACGGTTATATAGCTGACGGTTTTATCTTCATTTTCAATCTGAATTTTTGATTTTGCAGACCCAATGACGCTTCTACCATGATATTCCAAATATGGGGTAATTTTACGAATAAATCCACTTACATATTGCAAACATTTTTCCGATTGTGGCTTGATTGCCGCAAAATGGGCAATACTGGCTTTAAAATGTACCATTAATAGGACATTCAAAATTGATCCACATAGCGTTTTTCCCAAATCGCGGCCAGACATCCAGATGTAACCGGGCGTTTGCAAGCACTTGTCATCTCGATAATCGGCATATGCACGATACATAGCCTCAATCGGAGAACTATTTGAGGCTGGGTCTATATATGTATCAGGGAATCGAATACCTATATAGGTTTCAATCCAGTCTCTCATGTGCCTTGGGCTCTGTATTTCCACCAGAAATGCATCAGCCAGCGTTTTATTAATGGGGGTACTAATGTCATTCATTTAAACACCTAATTGATGCCGTTTTATATATTCCAAGGCATTATGTAATATAACTGCGCTATCCTTAAATCTATTGGTATTATAAAATTCTTCAAACGGCTGGGGGTTTATCTGGAGACAGGTTGAACTTTTACAATTCTTCATTATTTCCCCTTCCTAGATTCAGCTACGACTTTTAAAATTGCTGCAGCGGTATCTGCATCCATCGATTTACCATCCGAGGTGAGACTTACATTCACATTCTGGGTGTTAACGTTTTCTGTTTTAACTTTAACTGTATTAGCCTGACCAGTCACTTTTTGGAGACTTTCAGCAATACGCATTAAATTTTGCAAGGAATCAATACTTAACCCGTCGCCAAGATCAGCTTCGTTACCTGACTGTAAATATTTCTTGATTCTCGCCCCGTGCTTTTTCGTCGATGCAATAAGCAGATCAGACATTAGTCCCGCTGTCTCTAATTGGGCATGCATTACTTTTTGTGCTGTCTGTGACTGTAACTCTAAAGCGTATTCATCGCGTTTCTGGTGCCAGTCATACTTAATTGCAGCCCATAAGATTGATTCATACGGAAAAGCCTTGTTTAGGCGATGAATTTCACCTACCGAGTTACCAGTAAGGAATAGGCCATAAAAGTTGGATGCGGTTTCTGGAGCAAGAGGATGCTTACCGGCTTCGATATACGCAACTAGCATATTATTATCGGGAATCGATAATAACCTTTTTGCTTTATCTTCAAAAGTTTCCTCTGGCGTGATGTCAATTAATTCATTACTCATAATTTGATTTCGTGATTCTTAAAGACAACATTAGCGTCGTCCCATAAGATGTACTGCACCCATTGGGTGATACTAGTTAAACTCTTTTTTAATGCTTTGGTCTTGCGCGGAGCCTTATCATCCTTAAAGGTCAAGTTATATTCGATAAGCTTAGTTTCGATATCAATACTGACGGTTGCACTTAAAATATTAGGGATTACCAGCGGGTAGTTTTTCAGTTGATGAATTTGAGCATCATGAACTGAGTTCGTAGTGATAGTTAACGTCTTCAGATATTTCAATTGATCTATTGGGTTCATGCGTTCCTCCAGCTTGGCAAGTAATCAAATATTTGGGTCAAGAATTGATCATCTTCGATCTTATGCTCTTTAATGTATTCATTCAGATATCCAGCAAAAGCTACATTAATACCGTCTGTCTCGTTAATGGAGCTAGCGACTAGCTTCTCAGTATCAGGAATGGTTCTGACCTTAACACTTTCGGGAATTTTATCAATTACACTGGCGATAAACTCTTTTGAACCTTTAATATCTACATAGGAACGATCAGAGTCAGGAATATTAGCTAGATCTTCTAGACATGTTACGACTACATGAGTGAACGGCTCACATACATGAGGAGGAACTGGAATGTATCTTACTTTATTGACATTAGAAGGATCAATCAGCATAATCGTTTTTTCCTTGCTTAGATCAGATCTAGTAAGCATTCTTGGGGTGCCAGAGTAGTAAACACGGACTACCCCATTCGAGGATAATTCTTGACGACTGTGAATATGACCAGAAACAAAAGTTAAATCAGACGGGAAATCACTGATTTTAATACCATTGGGGATATAAAACCCATTATCAAAGGAAGCTCCATCAAACTCTGCATGACAAAAAACTAACCTAACTCCGCCATTATAAAGCCCCATTACCTGCGTGATAAAATCCTCGTGGTTCTTCACGTATCCAACGCCACCAATATTACGACTGATTTGACAAGGCTCCAGTATTACTTTAGTATAATCAGAATGACTGAACATTGGGCTGTGCTTATAGTCGGATGAAAGATCATGATTGCCGACTAATGAACACGAATCAATATCAACCGCTTTGATTTTCGCATACGCTTTTTTCCAAAAATCTAAAACCGATGCGTGAATGATACTGTGATCATTATACTGATCACCAGAAAATATAATATATGCGTTATTCTCAACAGCAGTCTCAATAGCAAAATCAATTAATCTGTCTGATTCAATTAGATTATCTTTCTTAACATGCATGTCACCAATAAATAATATGTTATTCTTCATTGATTGCCACGATTCGTTCTTCAGGGATTAAAACAAAATGATCGGTCTTAAATGAATACACCCGCTTGGCATAATCAAATCCAACGATTTCACCGTTTACAAGAATTTTAGATCCTTTAGGATATACCTTGCCGCCAAGTTCATATGCAAATACCAATGTTAACTCAATCAGCGAGGTTTTTTGACCCGGCAGCATTAATCCACCGGCAGATCTTTTCTCTTCTAATTTATCTACAACTGGGGGTAATGTTGCTACAAGCTTATTAACAGTCTTAATCATATATACTCCTATTTAATCAATAAATAAATTGTATCACCAAACTTAAGGGTGACCGTTTTTGATTCTACGTAATTTAATTTTTGCATCGCAAACAATAATTTTTGCCTATTATCTACAAGAACGGCGGTGCTCTCCGGCGTTTCACCTGTAGACATTTTATCCACTATTTTTTGTGTTTCATCGTCACCGCTATCCAATGCAGAAGGTAATTCTGCGCTCAAGACTTGATTAATCTGCTCCACGCTGGCAGACGGAAATGACTCTTTCACAAATTTTAAAATGTCAGCATCGTCCGTAAATTTCTGTCTCGCCCTTTTAACTCTTTGCAAGATACGGCGATCATTTGCAGGAATTTTTAGCATTGTGTCATTATGGGCATCAGCCACTTGCAAAGTCATACGGCCATAGACCACGTTACCAAAGTTATCCTGATACGGTAATTCAAATTTATCAATGGCCGTTAAAAGACCTTCAGTTGATAGCTGAATCATATCCATATAGCTCAACTGAGAATGACTAACTCCATAGTAAAAAATTTTAGACTTATGAATTGCGGACGGTAAAGATTGCTCGCACACGTTTTTACGCAATTCAACAATTTTATCATACAATTTTGTTAATGATTTTGGCAATTTGGGGTTTTTTCGATTGATTACCCACCTGCAAAACTGATAATTAATCTTAAATTTCTTAATAGCCTCAATATCGTTGCCTTTTAGAGCTTTAGCCACCTTAGAAGAGAAAACATTTTGTCTTTCTCTAAAATAAATACGACTTTTAAGGGAATTGCCCTGTTCTTCCATGATAAATTTCACAAAAGCGGAATAAGTCTCATTGCCTACTCGTGATTTGCCAAGAATATCCCTAAATTGACATTCTCTACTGTACAAATCATTTAATAAATTCTTTTGAATATCTAAACCATTAGCTTCAAGATCTCTGAGGATCTTGTTCATATTTTTTACAAACTTTTGAAAGTGGTCTTTAGTGTTCGGTGACTGGTCCCATGCACTCATAGATTTCCTTCCTTTCTGCTAGATGCCGCTCCATCGTGGGGCTTCCTTCAACCAAGAAATCGACTACATAAAAATCTTTTTTGCCTTCCACTAGACGAGTCCCCCTGCCAATTCCTTGCTTAACCTTAATTTCCGACGTCCCACCTTGAAGATAAATCACGCATCCGACTGGAAGTAAATCTACTCCGGTAGAAATAGCACTGGTACCAATCAAACATCTAATTTTTCCAGAATTAAAATCTTTTACAATTTGTTCATTATCTGGTTTCCAATATTCTTCCGGTAAAAACTCTTTATGATCAGCTGTTGCACCGCCATGAGCAAATGAAAATGGCACCGTTAAGTAATTCTTAAGTAATTCAAATTGCTTAAATTCATCAATTAAAATAATAACTTGCAAGTTTAAGGAATTCACCATCTGGGCAGCAATCTTAGCGGCTAGAGCATTAACCGATGGATTACGGTATAACTGAAGTCGGGTTTCTTCTTTGGCGTCTTTTCGTCCTACCCCATAAGTGCAGGGTACTTTAAAAATCTTAAAAATTGGATTAGCTAGAAATCCTTCATCCACTAGATCACGGAAACCTTTACTGTACACGATAGGACCGGTGATTCCTTTTAACAGTAATTCGGAGCCGTCGCTACGCAGCTGAGTAGCTGATACAAAGAATCTATTGGGTGCGTTTTTCAGAAGATCAGAACATACTGCCTCAAAAGTATCCGCTGGTACCGTATGTGATTCATCCGATATGAATTGATCTACCTTTTGAAAATCTGTCCACGATTTGGAACCTTTTTCAATTCGTGTTAGAGATTGGGCTACGGCTACCGTAAATAATTTATCAGATTCTTTTTTACCGTCACCAAACTTGCCAACGTATTTCTTGCCGAACTGACTTAAAAACTGTTGATATAGTTGCTCGGCAATACTAGCAAGAGGAGCCATGATCACGGTTTTGACGGGATTTCTTTTGCAAATAGAAGATATTACGGCAGATTTCCCGCTACCTGTCGGGAGTGAAATAGCTGCATGTCGAGCAGCTAATAAAGCATTTACCGCATTTTCTTGGTAATACCTGAGATCATATTTCGGTGGTGTCTTCCATGGAATATCTCTTGGTTCAACTGGGTACTCAATTCTATTTTCAACTTCCCATCCAAACCGATTATGTAAATCTTTCCACAGTCCTGAAAAAGTATATGCTTGTCCATTCTCATACTGAATCAAACATTGTTTTGTTTCTTCTTTGAGCTTATTCATCTGTTCGATGTATTTTTCAGGGTCAGATGCTTTCCATCTGAAATTTCTTTTCATTCTGGATACCTGAAACTGCACTTGCTTGTCTTGATAAGTAAGAAAACGTTTTACTTCTTCCGAATCGGAAGGTAATAAAAGACGTGTAGGTTCAGTTAAAATCATTTTATCCATCTACATTAATAGTACCATAAAAACAACATTAATTGGGGCGGAACCTGAGATTACTTCGCTTTTTAGGATAATTGGCTCTTTTAAATAAATAATTGTTCTATGAATAAGGATTTAATATACCATTCTTTCTTTATAATATATAATATAATAATAGTTTAATCCTTATTGGTAGAAGAATTATTTTCTATGGTAGTATGATTATGAGTATGAGTAAGAAAATTGAAGAGGTTCCTTATAAACGTAAGATACGCGGCTTAACCGAAGTCGAGCGTCATGTTGCCTTTAATACAATTAATTACGTTCCGTATCGTCGCGTTCATTTTAATAAGCGAGGGAAGCGTAATAATAATCTGAATAAATGTTTACAGTTACTTGAGGTTCGTGCGTGGGAGCGAAAAGGTGATTGTGTATTTAAGAATGCAGACTTGGCTAAGCTAATCGGCGTAAGCGCAAGACAAATTACAACATATATTGCCCAGCTAGAAAAGCAGGGGTTTATAACTACCGAATATCATGACGGTATTCGACATACACCAATAATTCAAAGAGATCCAGAAACACTGGAAATGATGGTTGATGATAAAGGTGAAAAAGTGGTATTGACGACTCTTAAGAAACGTTTAACCTTTCGCATTATTCGTTGTCACAGAATCATAGCAAAAAATGGTTATACGGTTCCGGCGGTTAAAGTTAATCCTAATTCTCGTAAAAATAAGCCTTTCAGATTTGACTTTAGGCCACCTACAGAAACTATTAATTTCGATGCCATACCATTGAATGTATTTGAATATTCAAGATTAAATAGACCTGAAGTGATACAAAACTCTGTACTAGAAAAATTAGGTCGCAGTGAAGAAGCTCGAATCAAAGCGATGAAAAATTGCTATGCGATTGGGATGGGATTGGAAGAAGGCTACAAAGCGGGAATGATACCATCGCCTTTATCACTCGAAGAGATTGAAACCCCGAATCCGTTTGCAAATCTTTATGATCAATATGTGTCAGAACAATCCGATACTCATCCGTTGATTTATGATTTCGAAGTGAAGGATATGTATAAGCAATTGAAATTAAAGGCAGAAATTGGTGACAAAGAAGGTCTTGACATATTAGGAACACAATACTATATCAATACCGATATTGAATGCTTACCAGACGAGCAGGTAATGTATTTCAACAAGCCTGAGCTTATTAACAAATCCGATAAAAACTATATTGATAAGAGCGACCCTGACTGGCAATCGAGATTATATATTAAAATGCTCAGACAGCACGGATAGTTATGGTAGTATAGTACTGGAGAATCACAAATGTCTTTTCAAGCAATGAAGCCTAAATCAGCAGCAAAAATTATGTTACCAGCCTCAGACAGTCTGGATGATGTCGTTATACGCACATTGGATAATATGGCCGAAATGGCTGGCCATACATTAGGGCCCGGTGGGCGACAAGTACTCATTGAGCGAGCAGAAATCGGAATGAAACCCATCATCACCAAAGATGGCGTTACAGTGATCCGTAATCTTGGCTATCAAGACTCTATCCAACAGCTTATTCTAGAGGCTGCGCGTGACGCAGCGGGGCGAACTGCCATTGACGCTGGCGATGGGACTACCACCGCTACAATCCTTTCTGCGGCCATTACGAGGCATGTAAATCATATCATTAAAACTAATAGTAAATTGAGCCCCCAAAGAATAGTGCGGGAGTTACAGAAACTGATGCCGTTTATTGAGCAAAAGGTTAAATCCCACTCTATTGATGCCAATAATGAATCAATTCTAAGACGTGTTGCAATTCTATCTGGCAATGGTGATGAAGCTTTAGCGGATGCAGTAATTGAAGCCTTCAATGTTGTTGGCGATGAAGGAAACATGACCATCGTAGAACGCGGAGATGGTACCGAAGGTTCACAATATAAAGTTGAAAGAATCCATGGCTACACTGTAGAAACTGGCCATGAAGAGTCTTGTCGTAATTTTAGTAACGGGTTTGTGAATGATCGTGGCGGCACTGCCGTAAAAATGGATAAACCAATCATTGTTTTATATGACGGTATTATCAATGATCTGAGTCAAATTACCACAGGTATTGATGTGCTAGCGAACTACGCCAGAGAAAATAATCAGCCAATTGCAATAGCTCTTGTAGCCCATGGATTTAATGATTCTGTGCTTGGTTCATTACACTTTAACTGGAATAACGGGAAATCTGACGTTAAGTTATACCCAGTTGCTACTGAGCAGAATGGTTTAAGAAACCACTCTACTCAAACACTGTACGACATGCAAGCTTATACTGGGTGTCCGGTATTTAATCCGATTGATCGCCCATTTGCAGATGTAAACGCTGAATCTATCTACAGAAACAATAAAGTGATTTCTTTTGAGGCATCGAGATTTAAGACTTCTATTGTTGCCAAAGAAGACTTGGAAGCAATTCAAATGCGTGTTGATGAATTAAAGGCTCAGCTATCCAAAGCTGAATCTGAATACGAAAAACGAGTTATCCCTGTTCGTATTGGAAAACTTACTAGCGGCATTGCGCGTTTAAATATTTACGGTTCTTCTCAAGGTGAAACTAGAGAAAAAAGAGACCGCGCTGAAGATGCTTGGATGGCTATTCGTGGCGCAATTAAAAGTGGAGCATGTCCCGGTGGTGGGTTCGTATTAGTTAAGCTGTCTTCTGAATTATTGGGCATGAGCACATCAACCGCGTATGGTAACGTTGCAAGATTGGCTATGCTTGCATTGTCTGATGCTTTACTTGAACCAGTTCGTGCAATTTATAAGAATTATGGATATAATGCAGCAGATACTGAATTACAGCTAGTATCTATGCTTAAAAATGAAAATGAAGCTTTCGATATTTCGGAAGAGAAATGGGTTCCAAAACATGAATTACTTGATTCCGTTCCTGCTGTGGTGGAGGCAATTCGTAATAGTTTATCAATCGCTTCCCTTCTAGGGACAATTGGCGGAGTTATCGCTTTTGGGCGCAATACCGAGGAAGATGCGAAAGAAGCTCACGCGATTCGTAAGTACGAAATGGCTGTTGGTGATAGAGGTTCGGTGAACTAATATGCCAATATTTACTTATGAATGTCCCGATCATGGAGCTTTTGGCATTTTAGCTGGTACCCGATTAAAAACATGGAAATGTGATAAATGCGGTGCTACTTGTCCAAATGTATTTAAGTCAGGGACTGTTCGGGTAGTAGACAGATTAGATAACGGTCTAATGGCCAGAGCTGTAGAACGATTGTCAGATATTAATGAGATTGACCAGCAAGATTCAGATAAATTTACCCCTGAGACTTCAGATGATACAGAATCTTAAAAATAATACGACTCTTCGTCCAGTTAGGTTAGAGCTAGAAGGTTTTCGTTCATTTAAGCATTATACATCTATCGAATTTTCCGCTACTACAATTTTATTAACCGGTAAACGCACCGACTGTGCTGTAACTTCTGGTACCGGTAAATCTAGCATTGTTCAAGCAATAGCTTTTGCTCTTGGATTCTGTGATCTACCTGCAACGGAATTAAAAAACTGGGATAGTGATAAAATGTCCGTTAAGTTGACATTATCTGACGGCACAAATGAATTTATTATTTGCAGGACGCCCAAACTCTCTCTTATTATTAATGGTGTGCCATATGTGTCGCAATCTGTTGCTGCGGAAGAAAAGCTAGTTGAATTATTAAAAACTCCATTAAATATTGTAGAAGCTCTGACTTATAGATCACAACGAAGTTTTGGTCGATTCGTTAATTCAAATGATCAATACAAAAAAGATTTCCTTAGTAGCGTGTTAGGACTGGACGATCTAGAAAAGGCGTGTGAAAAAGCTGAATTAGATTTAAAAAACACCGAAAGATTAACCGAAGGATTTAAATCTTCATATACCGCCGTAAGTGATATCATAAATATGTCTCAGGATCGCTCAGAGTTCATTGCCGCAGCAAAAACTCAAGTGGCTGATGCGCAGATTAAATACGACGCAGCAAAATTAAACAATCAAGTGCCAGAATCATTAATTTTTGAGATCAATAACAGTAAAAATGAAATAAACAAGCTTCGCGGATTCCAAAGAGACCTTGTTTTATATTCTAGTGAAGTATCTAGCATTACATCGAAATTAACGTCATTGGCTAGCGAGATTAACCACTTGAACGAGCAAAAATGTTTTACATGTAATCAAAAATGGGACAACAATTCCCTTTTACTAGAGCAAAAACAAACAGAAGGGGGTCAATTATTGGCAAGGCGTCAGGCATTAATTGATATGATCCCAAAAGTGCAGCTAGAAATTGATAGATTGCCAGAATTGGAACTAAACTTAGCACAAAAGAATACCCAGCTGTCGAATATCGGCCAAGAGGTGTCCAGAACCCAGCAAGTATTGTCTATGGCTATACAAGTATTGCAGTCAGAAGAAAATGGACTACGCACACATGAGGCAAACATCTCGAAACAAGCGGAAATAAAATCCAAGCTGATTGCATCAAGCCAATTACTAGAAAAACAGAAGCATATTGCGAATATTTTTAGTAAATCTGGCTTCATGTCCGTAATTTTTAGTAATGTTTTAGCCGAAATCGAGCAAAAGACAAACGATTTCATGACTTCATTTGAAAATGTGAATCATATTTATTTGAAATTTGAATCTAATTCGATCACTAAGGGTGGTAGTATTAAGAAGAACATAGCTATTAATCTTTATCGCCAATCTGAAATCATTTCGCGTAAAAGTTTAAGCGGTGGGCAGCAATGTGCGATCGAACTTTGCGTTGATTTAGCGATTGCCGAAGTAGTGAAGCGACGCACTGGATCTCCATTAGGGTGGATGATATTAGACGAAGGCATGGATGGGCTAGATGTTGAGTCTAAACGTGCAGCAATTGAAGCTTTGAAGCCAAAAATAAGCGGGACTTTGATTATAATCGATCATTCGACCGAAATCAAGGAAAGTTTTGACAACGTGATTGAGGTAACATATGATGGAAAATGCAGTTTTATCAAAGCGTAACGAATTTATCAAAGTTCCACCGTCTAGAGAACTTTTAACGGAGTATTTCGACGTTCTTCATGAAAATGGCTCATTATACTTAGTTTTTTTACAAGCTGCCGGTAAAACCGCTTTATGTTACGAGATGGATGAGAATCAAGTTTTTACTTACAGAGCTTTCATTGATCGAGATGAAGCCGAGTTTTACGCGAACTATGTGGCTCATAAAAATAAATTTCCGCCATCCAGCGTTAAGACGTCTTCTATGGGGTATCAAGAATTAATCCAGTTTATGGATGATCTGCGAACTAAGAACGTCGGTAAATTCATGAAAATGTCTACTTGCACAATGATTTCAAATAAAATGACCATTATTGACACTCTTTGGACGAATTATCAAAATTACATGGTATAATAGATCAGAAGGAAACGAAATTATGAAAATGAAATTATTTGAATACGCAATTCTATTGCACCCAAAAGCCGGTAAAGACGGACAAACAACTGGCAAGACCACAATCTTAACTAAACCTACTACGCTTTTAGCTAAAGATGAAAAACAAGTGGGAATGCTCGTAGCTCGTCAAATCCCAGAACAATATGTTGATCGCCTTGAGTTGATTGAGGTTATTGTACGCCCTTTTTAGTAGGGTCACTGGTTGGTAACAACCTTACAGTGACCCCTTCATATCTCACCCTGAATGGTACCCATAGAGGTGCTGCTTGGGGATCGGCAAGCAATATATCAAGTGACATGCTGTACGGTAGTACAGTTGGATATACTAACACAGCTGGAATTACTTCGGTTACCCCAGTGGGTGCTTCAACATCATTCAATGTATCAGATTTGATTCAAAATAATAACGGAAAAGGAAAATAATATGGCAAAAGGTAAAGGCAAAAAAGGTCCACCGACTCTATGGGATAAAGTAAACGCAGTTGATGCTACCTTCGCATCAGAAGTTTACTCTATGTCAGATGAAGCTTTAAAAGAGAAATTAGTTCAGATGGCATCCCATCAAGCTGATATTGAAGCAGCAAAAGAGGCAGATGCTGACTTGGAACGCATTAAAGAAGAACTCAAGACTGCCAATCAGACCTATTCCGATCCCCTGAAGGCAATTCGCCTCAAGCGCGGACTCAGTGTTCAAGTACTCAAAGAACGCGGTAAACTAGCCTAAACATGAAGGTATTGGCGCTCGATTTATCCACAAAAACAGGTTGGGCGATTATTGAAGATGATAATAAGCCTATTTATGGATTTATTGAAGCGCCTAGTACCAATAACTATGAGTTAGTTCCTGATTATGATCAATTGCTACGTGCCAAAGAAATAGCTAATCAGATTAAATCGGTAATCATTCTTCATGAGGCAATCATTAAGTTTGATCATGTTTATATTGAGCAAACGAATACCGGTTCATTTAGAACCTCACAAAAACAATTGGAATTTGTTCATTATGCAGTTCTTGAAATGTTGCGCGAATACGGTGCTGCAAACAAGGTAAGCTACGTTGATACTTCTATGTGGCGCAGAACCCTTGGAATTAAATTAAGTACAGAGCAACGTGCCCATAATAAAAAAGTCAGTCGTAAAACTGCCAAAGGTAAAATCACTTGGAAGCATCTTAGCGTTAACTGGGTGAATGAGAAATTTGGCCTAGAACTACTATTAAAAGATAATGACATCGCTGACGCCTGCTGCATAGCTTGGTATGGCTTTACCAAGAGTTTTACAGTGAAGAAAAAAGATCTGAACTTGTCCGATATTTTTTAAAATCATCACCACTTTTCGTGGTAATATTAAATAGAAAAACAACATCATCGAAGGGGAAACATAATTATGAAAAAAGACGAGTTTGACGTATTTGGTTCTAAATATTCACAAGACATATATCTTCAAAAATATTCTAAGGATGGTCAGGAATCATGGGCAGATACATGCAAACGTGTAGTATCCAGTGTTACTGGTCAATATTTATCTAAGGATGAACAGGCACAGATTTACCAGTTTATGCTAGAACGTAAATTTATTCCCGGTGGAAGATATCTTTATGCATCGGGGCGCCCACTACATCAAGTTAATAACTGTTTCTTATTCCGAGCGGAAGATAGTCGTGAAGGATGGTCAGATATTCTCCAGAAATCCAGTGCAGGCTTAATGACTGGCGGGGGGATTGGTGTTAATTATTCATTA